TTTGTAAATCCGAAATGACCAAGTATCGCTTAATCGTCATCCTCATCGTCAGTTGGATCTATGGATGGGATGATCCCACCATCGCCCACAATCCAATCAGGGAATGTCTTATGTTCGGTCATCAACCAAAAAGCGTGCTCAGGTGTGAATCCTGCTTTTCTAGCTGCTTTGTAGCATTCGTGCAAAGCCAAGTAATGCTGATCTATTTTTGATAATGGCTCAGGAGTTTGGCGAACGACTCGACGATTGATCTTTTTGCGTTTGATAGGTTTTCGTGTGTTCGCCATAATTAAAATTATCGCTTACTGATTAAAACAAACAGATCATCGACACGCTGTTCAAGTCTTGTAATTTGATCCTTGATCGAACTTCCAGAATTGGGTTTTAATTCTTGTAAGTAGGATTTAATAACCCAACGCAGACCCATCAAGAAACTTGTAAATATGGCGCAAACGCCAACGGCTATACCAACCCATTCGTTGGCTGTCATTTCGCATTAAGTCCATAATCAGCTTCTTTGCCAGACTTTGGATCAAGTGCCTTGGCAATAGGTGCAACAATCGCACCAAGCAAGGTTGCGTAAGCTGGATGAATGTCTGCCACAATAGCGAGTGCAACAGTAATTCCAGAGGCAGCCACAGCTCTTAAATATGACTTGATTGCAGCCTTGTGTTTGTTTGATAGTTTCATGCGTTGCCTCCTAGTAGTGGGATGTGAAAGAAATCTGAATTCTTATCTTGATCTTTTTTGAAACTTACATGAATGTGGTGATTGTGTTTATTGATGCCTTTGTATTTACGCCAACGCCAACCAAGAATAGGTGAAGCAATTTTCTCTTGATGGATTACATAACTGATGCGACCATTGGCTTTCCCGTATGATCGAATTTGATCTGCCAAATATGTTGAAAGCCCTTTGTTGTCAGAAAGCCGAGCGTCAATATCAATTGCTCGCACGCATCCTGTTGCATCCGGTGTGTGATCGCTTTTTCTGAGGCTATGTCTAGCATCACCAATCCACCCATCAGATTTGCGCAAACGCTCTGGGAAGGAATCATCGATTTGCTCACGCAACTGCACAGCTGCTTTAGATAACCAAGGCTTCATTAGGACAAGAGAAGTTTGGCTTCGTCCTCAGTTAAACCTAAACGCTCAAGCAATGCTGCTTTAGTGGTTGCCTTTGCTTTAGCATCGGCTAATTCTTTTGCATGGTTTTCTTTATGTAGTTTCAACATTTCTAATTCAGCCTTGTTGGCATCTCTTGTAGTAACTTCTTGAGTTTGAGTGTTTATCTCTTGGATTTTAGTCATTAGTTTACTCCGTATAGTTGCATAGTTCCGCCTGAGAATGTTCCCCCACTTAAAGTGAAAGTGATTTTATTGATAGCACTTGATGTAGTATTTATGCCAGAACCCATTACAAGAAATGATCCCGGCCCAGTTCTATTGTAAAAAAACTTCCAATCGCACAGTTTTGATTCAGCACTTGTATAGTTGTAAAACCACATTACTCCATTTACTTTATTTGTTGTGGTTGCGCTGTTAGTAATTCCTAATGGTGAAATCGAACTAGTAGCGTAAGCGTTAGATGAGCCATAAGTGCCAGCACCATCATAAAGCCTAGCAAATGAATAAGTGTTTGTTGCTAAATCATTTAAGGTTAGAGATATTGCTTCATTATCGCTTGATCCATAAACATCTTGAAACACTAAGCATAGATGCTTATATGAACTTGAAATGGTTGTAAGTGATTGAGCAGCAGTTGATGGAGTTATGCTTGCAAGAGAAGTAAATCCACCGCCAGCAGCAGGAGCAGCCCAACTTGGCACGCCACCAGCAACAGTTAAAATTTGACCAGTTGTTCCAATTCCAAGTCTTGTGTTTGTGTTTGCTGTTGATGAACGATATTCAATATCACCAAGGGTGGTTGATGGGTTTAGTGCTTTAGTAGTTGTATCAACAGATGAACCAAGCGTGCGAATAGCAGCTGCGCCATCCTTAACCAGCGATGTGTCGTCTGGTGTTGTCCAGCCATAGTTTGTGGTAGTTGCCATTTTTCTCCTATTATCAGGCTACGATTGTAGCGTATTCCCATGTCAAAATTGGATCAATTGTCTGCCATGTTTCAGTTATTGGAACATTATTCCAACGCATCGCCACTTGACTAAATGCCACAGGCGAAAGGTTGATTGTCAGAAATAATTCATTAAACCGAGTGCTCCAACGCCATCCCTCAACATACCCTTCAAATACACCATTTGAGATCTGAGTTGGGAGGTTTTGAATGTTCAAAGGCTGACCCATAAAGACACCCAAAAGGTTATCCCGATCGCTATTATCGATTTCTGAATTAGTTATTGGAAAAGTTATAGATTGAAAAGCTGGTAATGGAAAGGCACGCTGAGCAATGTATCTGTCTGCAACCTCTTGAGCATTAGCACCCGAATGAATTGCAGAGTTAATGGTTTGCGCTTTGTAGCCATATAAGCCAATAGATTCTGGACTTGATGCGGTCACTTGTGAATTGAAATTGTTTCCATAATTGATATAAATATCATTGCGAATATCAGCAGATCTAGTGATGGTTGATAATCCTTGACCTAGCGCATGGCTTGCATCTAAATCAACATAACCATTGGCTGCTAAATAAGTCTGCCTGTGATCTGCGTCTGCATAACCAATATCGCCATTAGGTGCTTCATAAAGATAGCCAAATGCGCTGTCAGCAATAAAACTTGCTATGTTGTAAACAGTATCAGGATCGGCGGATCTGCTTGACATTGTGTAAAGCCCTGGTTGATCTATTTCGCCAAGTCCTTGATTTACAGCTTGAAGCCAAGTTTCTGTTGCGGAATATGTTGCCCAAGTAGAAGCTGCTGGCACATCATTCCATGAACCAAGAAGCACGCTGGATAGCAATTCGTATATCTGGTTTCCGTCCTCATCCTGTGAAAGGTTATCATTGTAAATCTCTTTGGCAAGTTTAACCAATGAACCCATTGCTAAGATTGTGTAATTAACAACAGTTGCCAATGAACCGGTGTTGCCTACTTCGACAGTCACATCAGTAATATCTCCGCCAAATAAACTTACATACGAACCTGAACTATCTTTAACCTGTAAATCTAAACTGTCATTAATATCAAACGGCAAGGTTTGACCCGACAAGGCAACCAAAGTAATTTGCATATAAGATGGATTAGGCTGAGAATAAATATCTGTCCGACCTGATTGATGCGTTATATCAGCAATAGCAATGTTTGTATAATCAACATTTGCAACAATCAGTTTCCAGTCTGGTGTCCAAACTGTCATTATCGAGCCCTAGTTATCCCGCTGTTGTATAGCTGTGGAACTGATCTTGATGCGCTGTCATTTAATACCTTCGCAACTGCTCTTGCAGCACCTTCGGAATCAACTGATTGAACTGTAATGTTGTTTACTGTTGTGCCAGCCCTTGCTGCTCCTGCTGCTAATTGTGCAGCTGTGGCTGATGATGCTCCCATATTTGCAGCAGCGTTTCCTCCAGAGATCGCACTATTAGCAATGCCTGTGGCAATACCTGCTCCAGCTAAAGCGACTGCTCCAGCAGCGATATTTACTCCACCAGTTGCAAATGCACCGGCAATTCCAGCGGCTGTTGCTGCTGCTTGGATTGCTCTAAACGCTGCGACCAATGCAGTTAAAGCGGTAATATATGTGTAAATTTTACTAGTTACAAAGACAAATGCAATGACTTTTCCAATTTCGATAAGTGTATCTTTTGCTTCTATTATTTTTATGCCGGCACTTCTAATTGATTCTCCAAAATTAAACGCACTTGTTTCTGCTTCATCAGCTGCTAATCCCGAACCTGTTAATCCTGCAATAAATTGATTTAATGCTGGCACAGCGGATGCTAATAAGAATGAAGTCAATTGATTTACGGCTGGCAATAAAGCAGCACCAATACTTTCTTTAGCCTCATCAATTGCTATTTGAATTCGTCTAAATTGTGCCTCGGTGGTTTGTGCTTCATTTTCTGCAAAATTACCAAAAGTGCCGGCAAGATTTTTATATACTAAATCAAAATCTTTGGTTTTTAATATGCTTTGATCTATACCAAGACCAAGTCTTGAAAGTGAAGTCAAATTTCCATCATAGGCTTTACCAAGCGCATTCGTTACCGCTTCTAAAGGTTTGCCAGTGGCTGCCGTAATATCCAATGCAAGATTAAGTAATTTTTGCGCTTCCTCGACGTCGTTAGTTGAACGAACTAATCGACTAAATGCCG